TACACAGAGCCGGGCGCTTCATACCCTATCGACGGCAAGGTACACAGGGTAAGAATTGGTTTTACATCGCCGTCAGATAAGCATGTTACCAGATTTGGTGTTAGATTTAGCGATACATTTTATTACAACGGTTTTATTTATGATATACAGTTTGTAAAAGGTGGTGTTACTTACACCTGGCCAATAGCGCAATCAACAGGTAATACATTAACGAGCCAAGAAGGTAACGCAACTCTAAGTGTTACAAATATACCTGATGCTCAGCGCGAACCTTATAATTTAAGATTTGATAATACTGCTTATGGTAACGTGGGCTCCGACCCGCAGCAACTACCTATTGACATTGAGCTTTACAAAATAGATCGCCAGTTTATACAAGTGGATGATGTGCTTGATAGTTATTATAATGTTACTACTGCGTTTGTTTTCGGTGTCAATGATGAGTTAGAGTTCACTTATGTTGCGCCAACAGCCGTACTGTCAGTGCGCGAGCACATGTTTGATAACGATGTGAGTGATGCTGCTAGGTGTATGTTGCTGATGGCTACTGATGGTACATGGTCCAATTCAGGTGACTTTGATTTTTATGTTGACGGAGTTATATCAAGCGGCAGCTCTGATTATCCTACAGATGGCAAGCAACACCATATTAGATGTGTTGTTAATGTAGCAGGTTTACGGGTTAAAAACTTCTGTACTCGATATAACGTGCGCGATGCTTACAATGGGATCATGTCTAACATCAAGGCGACTATTGGCGGCGTAACTACCACATTTGGTGTAGACTTGGCTACAGGAGCAGCAGAGGCTAGCGAGGAAGCTAACAATACGTTAAATTACTTTAATATTCCTGACAGCAACCGCGAGGAGTTTAGACGCATAATGGCCGAAAAAGAGTGGAATAATATATCACCTGATCCGCAGGTACTTCAAACAACAATAGAGATTATTTAATATGTATTATGTAATGCACAAAGATTTTGCAACGCCGCTTTTGGATATGTACCCAGAGGCGGCAACGTATAACAGCGACACGCTAATCCTTACGGGAGAAGAACCGGCAGGTTTTAATGGTGATGTGGTAAGAATTTGCGACCAAGAACTAAGCGAGAGTGAGTTAGTGTCGCTCGTTGATGGGATGTTAAATGAAACACCTACCGGGAGATTGGTTGTATTAAGCAAACCACAGGGAAAATATTTACACGCTAACCATCCAGCATTTATAACACCAGAAGAGCCAGAGGAATAAACAATGTCTATAACATTAAAAAACAACCAAGAACACAAAGACTTTAAAGGCGGCGTTTATATTTATAAAACGTCTGGCGCTTTAGATATACAGCAACAACTTGATAAGGAGGGCTTTGCTACCGTAACAGATGGCGTTATTGCTGGTGCTGAAAGTGGTATTATTGAGCTTGCTTTAGATAGTGATGTAAAGGTGGCTAATGGCGGCGCTAACACGCTCATATTGAGCCATGTTAGACCGTAAATAGATAAAGGTTCTGGTTATTTATCAGGGCCATCTATCGCTTTATTAACTTTTACTAGCAGTTTTGAAGCATCCGCGCCGCATTCAATAGCCATCTCAACCATGTTTGTTAATGCGTTCGCGGCATCCTCGACAGTAACAAAGCTTTTATCATGTAAATGAGCTTTGATGTTTATTTGTTTGCGTGTGTATTTATTCATTCTTTATCCTCTTTTTAGCTATATTAAAATAGTTATCATCTAGCTCTATACCAATGAAGCTACGGTTTAGGTTTTTACACGCTACGCCAGTGCTTCCACTACCCATTGTGAAGTCTAAAACAGTTTCGCTTTCGTTTGTGTAGGTTTTAATTAAATCCTCTAATAGCAATACTGGCTTTTGTGTAGGGTGTAATCCTTGGTAGTCTTTTTTATAATTTAATACGTTGCTTTTTTTGTTTTCGCCTTTTGGTAAATTAAAGGTTACAGGGTGTTTTTCTGCTACAGCCTTTAAATACAGATCTCTTTCATCCTGTACGCTTTCTTTATGCTGGGTATCTATTGCCTTAATATCATCAAAAGCCTTAAACCCCTTTAATTTATCAATCCCATAAAGATCTATTATCTTGTCATAAGCCCTTTCTGTGCATATCTGAAACTGAGACGAATTGTGTCGCATAAAGTGACACAAACCCTGCCACCCCATATCTTTAAATACTTCTTTTTTTGGCTTATTTATGTGATCACAAATCATTTTAGCGTAAGGCCTTAATGGGTGTATTCCATCAAAATCATGATTGGCATCAATGCCTTTCTTACACCTGTAAACGCATATATCCTCAGTATAGTTTACTGGCGCTTTATTTGCGCTTAACGGGCTAGCAAAGTGATCTTTTAACCATGTAAGCCTGTAACTAAAAGGCAAATAACCATGCGTTTCTGTCATTAACCTAGCTGTATAAGGATCCTGACTAAACAAAACCAAACAGCCATTAGTTCTTAATACTCTATTACACTCACTTAGCATTTTTTCGTGACTTATTGTCGTGTCCCACTTTGTCGTGTCTTTTGTTTGTCCCTTTAATACCATGCCCTTAACTGTGCCATAAGGCGGATCAGTCAATATCATATCAACACTACCATCAGGTATTTCTTTCATTCGTTCAAGGCAATCGCCTTGCATTAATCTAATCATTTTCTTCTCTCTTCTTAAAATCTTTTGATTTGTAGGAATACCTTTCGTCTTTATCTATCGCTTTCATTAACCTCTTACATATACCCTTACTTAATGCCTCTTGCGATTGTTTTGACTCAAGTCCGTTACACATACACAAAAGTTGCTCCCTTAACTTAGGGTTCCTACACTTTCTGCGCCATACATCGTAACGAATGCCCCATATCTTACAGGCTTGTTTAACGGTAAGCCCTTTGTTGTGTATGATTTCTGTGAATTTGTCTTTATCCATGCATCTACCTTTGTTGTTATAGGCGAATCGCCTATCTACACGAATACTATATTAAGAATTATAATTAATCAAGGTTTACAGCGGCCTTAATAAATGCTGGCACTGTCGAAAGACTATACCTTTAAGGGCGAAAACTATGAGTGAGCTACAAAACGATTTTGTCGAGTCGGAAATTATCGACCAACCAGAAGTCGAAAACCAAGATATTGGAGTAGATTTAGCACCTACTAGTGAAGCGGAACACGAAGAACAACCGCAAGCTGTTGATGAAGAGCAACAAAAGCAAGAAGCTATCAACAAAGCCATCAATAAAAAGCACTTTGAAGCGCAGCAAGCCAAGCGTGAATTGGAGGCAGCCAATGCCCGAATTCAAGAGTTTGAAGAAAAGCAGCGTGAACAAATGGCGGCACAAGTTGGGAATATACCACCTATGCCTGACGCTTTTGATGATGACTATGATGAGAAAGTTAAAGCGAGAGATGCGGCAATAGCTGCAAACGCTCAATTTAACGCGCAGCAACAAGCTTATCAACAACAACAGCAACAAGTACAACAACAGGCGCAACTGCAAGAGCAGCAAGAGTTCAATAACAAGGTTCAGGCGTATAACGCAAGGGCTGTTGAACTTGGTATTAATCAGAATGAGTTACAAGCAGCAGCAAATGTAGTAGCTGAGTTAGGGTTATCTGATGATCTAGTTAAATTTATAGTTAGTGATTCTGATGGGCCTTTAATAGTTAAGCATTTAGCTGAAAATCAAACCGAGGGTTTTGAGTTAGCTCAAATGAACCCTTACTTGATTGGCGAAAAACTCAATCAGATTAAAGCGAATGCGGCGGCACTTAAACCGAAAACTAGTAACGCTCCAGCACCAAGCCAACAATTAAGTGGTAATGGTGTAGATAAAGATGCTGGTAAATACCAGAACATCAAGGGAGCAAAATTTGAATAAATTAATTAAGGAGCCCACTCATGGCTAATAATTTCGATAGTAACTTTTCGCGCAAAGTAATGCGCAGCTTTTTAGACAAGTTCGAATCAGAGCGTGTCTTAACTAAAAACGTAGATACGCAGCTTTTCGCTGGTAAGTTTAACGGCTCGACTGGTGACACCATCGACGTAAAACGTCCGACTGATTACAATACGGTTCGTACATCGACTGGTGATGTTTCTGGTGAAACCAAGTCTGACATCATTACCGGCAAGGCATCAGCAGTAGTACAAGATTACTTTACTGTGTTTGTTGATTACGCAGAAGCAGACGAAGCAATTAAAATGGATCAATTAGATCAATTACTTGCTCCAATGGCTACTCGTATCGTTACCGATTTTGAGACAGATTACGCTAAGTTCATGATGGAAAACACTGGCTTGTTGTCTGGTAGTGTTGGTACAGCAATCGGCGCAGGTGGTGACGCTTGGGGTGATGTTGCAGAAGCAGGTGCAATCATGCAATCAACTGGTGTGCCGATGGATGATCGTTGGTGCTACGCTGTTAATGCATTTGCACAGCGCAAGCTAGCAGGTGATCAACGTAGTCTAGGCGGTGAAACTGGAGCTATGACAGCTAACCAGCGCGCAACCATTACTGATAACTTTGCTGGCATGCGTGTTATGACAGCTACCACGCTAAACAACTACACTACTAGTGCTGGCGCTGACCGCGAAGGTACTGTTGTTGGTACTCCTGTTGCCACTTATGTTGCAGCTAAAGACAGTATGACACAAGTAATTGGCGTTACAGGCTTTGAGGCGAACTTAGTAGTTAAAGCCGGTGAAACCATTAAAGTTACTGGTCGTCACCGCCTTAACTTATCTACTCGTTTACCTATAATTGATGATACTGGTTCACAAATCGAGTGGACTGCTACCGTCACCACTGATGTTACATTAGGCGCATCTGGTGAGGGTAACTTAACTGTAACTGGTCCAGCAATCAATGAAGCTAACGGTCAATACAATACTGTTGACACTGCTATTCAGGCTGGTGATGTGGTTACTCTTGGCGGCAACGCTAGCACAATCATTCAACCTAACTTATTCTGGCACAAACAAGCGTTTACAGTTGCTTCTGTACCGATTAAGAAGTTACACAGCACTGATACTGTTGCGACTACAGAAGATGGCTTGCAATTACGTGTTAGTAAAGGTGTAGGTTTCTTAGAGAATGAGCAAAAAGTTCGTATTGACTTCCGCCCTGCTTACGGCGTGATGAATCCGTTCTTTGCTGGTCAAGGTTTCGGTAACCCATAACCTTAGTAGTATTATCGTAGCGCTTCATTAGAGGCGCTATCATCAATTCTATTAAAGGGTTACTTATGAATACGCTATATAAGCCAGATGGCACAAAAATGGAAGTAAACGACAACTCTTTGTCATACGCTTTATCTCTGGGCTGGACTGAGAAGAAACCAACAAAGAAAAGAGCGCCAAAAAAGAAAGCTGAAACAGATAAGGCTGAATAATAATGGAAACAGCAGAAAGCGTTATCAACGATATACTGCAAGAAATTCTTGTCCAGGCATCGGAGCAGCCTATTGATGCTGTTGATTTTCAGTTTGTGCTTAGGTATATGAACCGATACATGTCTGAGTTAGCAATCACTAATCCACTAGGTTACACCAATGTAACCTTGCCCACCGACCCAATAACTATTCCTGATGGCGCCATTAATGGCTTGATATACAATGTTGCTTTAAATGTTGTTACATCGTTTGATATGAATCCGGGCGGTATGTTGGTAGCTAATGCTGACAGAGGGTTGAAAGCTATCCGTAAAATATCACGCAACTTGGTTAGCACTAAGCATCCATCTACTCTACCCATTGGTTCTGGTAATGAGGTATGGACTAATGACGTGCACTTTTATGCTGGCGAAGGTAATACAATTCTTACCGAGCAAAACGGAAATATTTTGTTAGAGGATAACACTAATGAGCAATAGTCAGAAAATAAGTCAGTTTACCGCTAAGACAACGATAGCTGATTCTGATCCAATTACCTTCCTAAACAACAATCAAAACTTCACTATGTCATTTAGTGACTTTAAGTTGAATCTCGGTGTTACTGGAACCATTACTGGTATTGGCGATCCGCTAGGAGTTCCAGTATTACAAGAGCCAACAGCGCAAGATTATCAAATTAGAGCGATTGAGAGCGGCAACGGGATTATAGCAAGCGCTAGCCCTAATGATGGTATTGATATTAGCTGGAATGTATCTCAAGACGCTTCTGGCGTTTCATTAACTAGCGGACTGACTAATGCGCAGCCTGTTATTAGTTCGTTATCCGCAGGACAAGGCATTAGTGTTGTAAAGTCTGGAAATGAAATAACACTAACTAACACTGTTGATCCTGCTACTGGGTTATCTAATAGAGTTGTTGTGTCTCAAGCTTCTGATTTAGCAGGAGCACTAGACTCAACAAAAGAATACTTTATTGATGGTGTGGTTGATATGGGGACTCAGTCTATAGAGGTTCCAGCTGGAGGGTTGAACTTAACTGGTTATAATTTTGATGTATCGAAATTAATATCTA